AGGAGACTACCATGTTTAAATTCTACCGTGGCACTGACATTCGTGAAGCAAACGAATTGGCCCTTGACAAACAGACTCGTGACATGACTCACTGGACTGACTCTTACGACAACGCTGCTAAGTACTCCAAAGGTGCTGTAGTAGAAATCGAAATGGAAGAACTGCCAGAGCACTTCAACGCATACCGTAGTGTATGTGAAGGCGACGCTATCCACGGCACTTTTGCTCAATGGGTACTTCCCCGCGCTTACTTTGAAAACAGAGCATCTTGCTTTGTTGAACTGGCAACTGTCCACTATGCTTAATAACTTTAAAGCGTGGTGGCTTACCAAAATAGAACAATGGACTAACGAGATCAATAACGATAGGTTGATCGAAGTCTTAAAGGAAACACTAGAAACCCCTGAAGAGGAAAACCAACTATGATTACTAAGCTTGTCTTTGTCGTAATGTTTATTGTGTTAACTCGACTTGCTGTTGATAGCTATCGTCGTGGTTCTTTCGGGTTTAAAAAAATTGAGTTCGGATTTGAAGTTGCAGTAGTAGGCGCTATTATTGCTGTTGTCCTATTTGGTGTAGCTGATGCACTGGGTGTCTTAGCTGTATTTTGTTATGAAATCTATAATAAAATTAAAGAACAAAAACTAGGGGAGTAGCAAAATGAACGTAGAAATACAAATATACGACCAAGATGATAAAGAGCTCAGTATCAGTGCTATTCTTTATTCCTATGGTGTAATCAAAAGGTATAGCCAAACTGCTGATGAGCCTTCCGACATAGAGGTTCTTAAAGACCCAATTTTTAGAGACATTCTTATTACAGACGAGGACAGTAAAGAATGGGAACCTACCGGAGACCAACTAGAATCCGTAGAAGAACAACTATACGACTGGTGGTACATGTGTGCACTGCAAGATAACTTTACATAAACTAGGAGAAAACTAATGATACTAACAGCAGCAGCTACTTGCTTGGCACTTAATATGTTTTTCGAAGCACGTCACGAATCAGTACAAGGTCAAATAGCGGTTGCTGATGTTACACTTACTCGTGTTGCTGATAGCCGTTACCCTGATACTGTCTGTGATGTTGTGTGGGACAAGAAACAATTCTCTTGGACTCACGACGGAGTTCATGACGACCCTACCCGCATGTCCTACTTAGACCAGAGGGCCTGGGAGAGCATCTCTAAGCTAGCAGTAGACATTTTAGATAATCCAGATAACCTGCTAGGCTTACCCTCAACACACTACCACTCTGTGGCTGTCTCACCTTTCTGGACTTCTCACTACGAGAAAGACGGTCAAGTAGGAAACCACATCTTCTACACTAACGAAACACCTTATAAATAACTCCTTGAAAGGGAATACTATGCACATCCATAAAGAAATACATCTATGTGAAGCGGATGTCCGCCAGGCTGTCGTTGAGTTTGTTATTCGTAATAACATCGAAGAAAACCCTACTCTTAGTAAAGTTCTTATAGAACATGTAGAGTTTATAGAAACAACGGAAGGCCATACTGAAATCAGTATTTGTTTTTAATAACTAAAAATTAACTCCTTGAAAGGGAATACTATGCACATCCATAAAGAAATACACCTATGTGAAGCTGATGTCCGTCAGGCTGTCCTTGAGTTTGTTATTCGTAATAACATTGAAGAAAACCCTACTCTTAGTAAAGTTCTCGTGGAACATGTGGAGTTTCTAGAGACTAAAGAAGGTCATACTGAAGTCAGTATTTGTTTTTAATAACTAAAAATTAACTCCTTGAAAGGGAATACTATGAAAGTTAAAAAAATTGATAAGTCTAATAAACTTATGGCTGTTATGGCTGACGATAATTTGGGATACTTCCTACGGGATGATTCTGACCCTAAACTATCTTATTACGTCAGCCCCGATGGTCTTTGCTCCAGTCATGACAAAAGTCTAGAAGAAGTCTTACGCCTGCGGTCGCCAAGCCAAGCTGTCTATGAAGGTGACTCTATTACCCTCTCCTTTTAACTTAAAGATTTTTATTAAAAAAGGATAAAGACCATGCGCTACCAATCTATGTCAAGTCGAAGAGCAGGTAAAAGTAATTACATGAATGCTGTGCTGAACCGCCTCCTGAATAACGGTTATGATTGTATCTGTAAGGATGGTGTTACTACACTCTTCAAACGTAAGGACAAAGACCATGCTTAAAGATTTTTATTAAAAACTGAGAAAATCCCACCCTCTATAATGAAGAAAACAAAAGTCTCTGAAAGGACACACTATGGAACTCATCCTTGTACTTATCTTTATCGCTGCCTTCGCTGTAATCACTTACAAAATGGCTGAAAACCGTGGGCGTAATGCTTGGGGTTACACTGTCGGGGGCCTCCTACTTTCCCCTGTAGTCATGTGGATTGTCCTTGCTATCGTGGGTAAAACACCTGAGAAAACAAAAGCAGACATTCTTGAAATGAAAAAAGTTATGATGGAAGATGAAACTATCGTAGGTCAATAGCAACACTAAACCACCTAAACCAAAGGGACAAACCAATGAGCTATAGAATTGAAGCCGCTACAAAAGAAGAGTGGGCTGAAAGAGCATTATCTGGTGAGAAGAAGTTAGAAGAACTAAAGGCTGCTTGTATTGCTGCTTGGGGTGCTGCTGCTCGTGCTGCTTATGGTGTTGGTGTCGATGCTTCTGATGCTGCTGCTTATGCTGCTGCTTGGGAGGCTGCTCATGATGCTTATCAAGATGAACTGAATAAAACAAAGGAACAAACAAATGAATAACATGATTACAGCTATCGCCGAGGCGCTTCGTCGTCGTCGCAACATCAACGCAACTATCGCTGAACTGCACAGCTTGACTGATGCAGAGCTTCACGACATCGGCATTCATCGCAGCAATATCGAAACTGTTGCTCGTGGTTTGATCGACATTCATCGCACTGTGCGTGATACTAACAACCAGTAACGTCTTGAAAGGACACAAAATGAATACTGTTGAAATGAAAGCTTACCGAAAATCACCAGAGTTCCTTAAGAAAATTTCCTTTAAAGAACTTGTAAAAGCAATTGATGCTAAGTGGGGTCACACCTACGAAGATGCCACAAACGACTAATATCTTAAAGTGTAGCCCCTGTGGGCTGCATCATAGGACACTAACGTCCGTATACCCCAATTGGAGACTACACATGGCTAATCGTATCGCAAACAACACTCAAATCGCAACTATTAAAAAAGGCCGTATTGATAACTTACTACGTAATCAGGCTTGCATCACCGCTTGCTCTTTTGGTATTGCCGAGGCTGCTCGTATCCACAAGGTCTCTAAGGCTTCTGTCCACAACTGGATTCAAGGAAACTCTATGCATTACCACCGTGCTCAAAAAACAAAGCCAGCAAGAGAGTATAAGTCAGCAGTGAAGCAGCTAGAGGGTTCTTTCACTAAAGACTATGTTAATGGCTCTTTGCGTTATACTAACGAATATCGGCGTGAAGTAGCTATGTACGCAGCAGATTTTGGTGTGTCTCTAGCTTATCAAAAGTTTAAGCCAACTAAAGCAACAATCTACAAGTGGCTTCGTAGCTTCAACTTAGATGGTTACTACTTCTCACGATAAGACCTCATAAAAATTTTCCCCCTTCAGCTTAACGGTTGGAGGGGGTTTTTAACCTATTTTTTTTGAAAGAAATTATTAATGCCAGTAATATCGATTATCTACCTACTTATATTCGTAGCGTATAGATAGTCGTTTAATCCTTAACTAGTGGAGTGCAATTTAGCACTTGGTCCACAACTACAAGGAATGACTAATGAATACACTAGATCTTCTTGCAGATGACCTGCATTTTAGACAAAAACAAATGTTCAGCAAAGACGGAACAGTAGACACAAGGAAAAAAGCACATGCTATTGCAGACATCTGCCCAACATACTTGGTTGAGCTAACCTACGGTCACGTTCTGCAAGCTATCGAGAGGCAGTCCTCTTTATCTGCTATTGTCAAAGGCATAGGTAGCGCTATTATGCGACGGGAGAAATTGAAAGATGACCCTGTTCAAGCTTGCCACATAGGGTGGTGCATCCTCGTAGCTTACCTTGAAACCAACATACTGTCTTACAAGGGTGAGCACAGAAAGAACTCTAAGGGCAAACGAGACAAGCACCCTACTTACTATATAAAAGTAAGGGACATGGACGCAATTAAAGAACTAATGGACTTAGTTTCTAAAGACAGCGTTGACTTGTTCCCTATGCAACAGGCCCCACAGCCGTGGGAATACAACAAATTTTTACACAAAGAGACTGGGGTTAAGTTAATCAAACACGCGCATGAAAATGCCGTGCGACAAGTTAAGTATAACGACATGTCTTACTTGGTGGATACACTTAATAAGTTGGGTAGCACTCCTTGGTGTATTAACCCCTTCGTATTCGATGTGTTTAAGAAAACACGTAACCTAGAAAAAACCCCCTTCAAGTACTCTAAAGAAGTTGATAGAGAAAAAAAAGCCTCTTTATTGGTTGAAGTCAATGCCATCGAAGCCTTAGCAGAGAGGAATCTTAACAATGCTTTTTATCATCTTTACAATGTTGATTTTCGTGGGAGGATATACCCGAATACTTCTTTTCTACATGAGCAATCCTCAGATAACGCCAAGGGGCTTCTCTTGCTCAACAACCCGGTACCTCTAGGGGACAACGGTTACTACTGGCTATCAGTGCATACCGCTAACATGTGGGGCAACGACAAGGTGTCTCTTGATGACCGTATGCAGTGGGTTCAAGATAACTTTGACGCTATCTGGGGGTACGTAGAAGACCCTCTTGCAAACGATGACTGGATGGATGCTGACAAGCCTCTGTGCTTCCTTGCTTGCTGTAAAGAGTTAGTTGACATCTCTATATGGAGTGCAGTCCACCCTACCGAAGACTTCCCCTCTTGCCTGCCTGTCTACGTTGACGGCTCTAACAACGGAGTACAACACCTAGTAGCTATGTCTCAAGACGAAGACATTGCACCACTAGTTAACCTCGTCCCCCAAGACTTGCCGGGGGATGTTTACATGTTTATCGCTGAACATACTATTACTGAAATCGGTAAACAAATGGATAAAGCCAAACAAGCAGACAAAGACAAGTTTGATGGTTTCTTTGTTGAGTGGAAAGAACAACTTAAAGGTTTGCGGGAACAGCCAGAAAGAACGGAACGGAGCCGTTTAGCTTGGCAAGAATTTGGTAAGTTTAAAAACCACAACTATCAGTACATTCAAGACTCTATGCCCATTTACTGGTCTAAGATTAAAGAAAAGAAGGTATGGCGTAAAACACTCAAGCGCAACGTTATGACACTAGCTTACGGTGGCACGGCGCGGGGCATGGGTCAGCAGATTATCGATGATACGAGGGGACTGTCCGAATATCACCGTGACATGCATGACTCGTGGGGTTACAAGCTAGGCAGGGTTGTCCATACCCTATGCTACGAAAAACTCCCCGGACCTGCTAAAATGCTTGGTATGTTCGAACAACTGGCTTTACAAGAGAACGACAAGGACATCCCTATCGCTTACGAACAAATCGTAACAGGCTTTCCCTTTGTTCATTCTTATCGTGAGCCAGAAAAGAAAAGAGTTTTGCTTTACTATGGCGAAGACCAAATAAAACTTAACATCCAGATTTGGCAAGAGGCAACTCTTAAGAAGTCTAAACAGAAGACAGGCGCGTCACCTAACATCGTTCATAGTCTAGACGCAGTTCACTTAACAATGGTCGTGCATGATGCAGACTATGAAGTAACTGTTGTTCACGACTCTTTCGGTTGTCACGCAGGTAACATGGGCCACATGTTTGAACATGTTCGTCATAAGTTTGTCGAGCTATATAACATAGACCCCCTAAACCACATCATGTCTCAGATGGGCGCAACACACTTAATCCCAACTAAAGGAAATCTCAATGTCTCAGAAGTTATCAAATCCGACTACGCCTTTGCCTAAAGCTTATCGTAAAGTAAAGTTCGGCGACACTATCGACACTGTGAAGATTATCGGTCTAGACTACGACGCTGACGGTGTAGTAGAGGTAATCAAGGTCATGGTTCACCCTATGACTGACGACGAGTTCTACGCAGAACTCTACATGGAAGACCTCGGCGATTGGAATTTCGTCGATTAAAATAAGGTCAAAAAATACTTGACCCTTATGACTAATACTAGTCCAAACACACACAATACAAATCTCAAATATACCCCAAAAGGAAGAAATTATCATGGCTAACAACACAATCATTCTGTCTAACGTTGAACTTTTCTTTGCTAAGCTTGACCCAGCAAACCCCAACTCTCGCTTCGACAAAGATTTCCCAACTTGGGAAGTTCAGATTCGTACTAAAGACAAAGCTGTTGCTAAAGGCTGGAAAGAACAGAACCTTCGCGTTACTCCAGACGAGAACGACGATGGTGTATTCTATCGTGCTAACCTTAAGAAGAAGTCTAAGAAGCGTGACGGTTCCGACATGGCACCTGTTAACGTTGTAGCTGGTGACTTGTCAGCCGTAGACCCTGCCACTATCGGTAACGGTTCTATTGCTAACTTGTCTGTATTCCAGTATGACTACAACATGAACGGCAAGGACGGTATTGCCTCTATGCTGATGGGCGTACAGATTACCACGCTTAACGAGTACAAGCCTATCCCGAAGCAAGGTGGATTTGCTCCTACAGAGTTCAAAGTAAACAAAGTTGCCGACAACCAAGCTGTAGATGCTGACATGGTTGGCGACGACTCAGACATGGACTTCTAAGCTATAATACTAAGGTCATCCCAATAACGGGGTGGCCTTTTTTACTAAATGGAGAACTATTTTAATCGAAAACCACGAGCAAGTAAATATAGTTGTAAACACTAAACAAGGAAAAACATAATGGCTAACTATAGCAAACCTTACCACAAAGATAACATCCGTAAAGATGGAAAAAAAATTATCCTCCAACTTTATAATGCCTCAAAGGGCAATAAAATTATACACACGGGCAAAGGTAGCAGGAAACTTACGAAAGACTATATGATTAGCGTTTTACGTGACAACATTTCAGAGGGGTTGGGGCACCAAGACCGAAAGTGCGCAGACTGGATGACGGAGGTTTCGATAGCAAAACTTAACAATGAGGCAATCAAAATTCGATTTATACAGGAGGGGGAGCTATTCTAATGAAAAACCAAGTATACCTAGCTGGGCCAATGGAAGATTGTACCACAGAGGCAATGACTAACTGGCGACTACGGGCAACAGAGTATCTGGACATGGCGGACATCGCCACTCTAGACCCAACACGACGGGTCAGCTTCCATGACCAGCTAGGAGATAACTTGCAGGATGTCACCAAGACTATGAACATCTGTAAGCGTATCTTTAAACAAGACTTGCATGACATTGCGGATAGCCGTGTTGTGTTAGCTGATGTTCGCCGTGACTCTGGTCGTGGTACAGGCACCGCGATGGAAATCATGTTTGCTCACATGAAGAATAAGATTATTATCTTGTGGGCTGACGAAGACGACTTTGTACATCCATTCTTAGAGTCGATGGCTACAGAGAAACACTATAACTTGTATGATGCGCTTGACGCAGTAAAGGAGTACTACTAATGTATTATCGTAACTGTAAAATCCTCTCTTTCTACATGATGGATATGGACAACACTGACGACGCCCAAGACATGCTACAAGACCGACAGTACTATATGACCCCCGATGCACCCCACTTTCACATGTCAGCTTCACAAGTGCGAGATACGATGAACATTGTATCGCGTGTAGCAGAACGTTGTGGGGGTTATCCTGACCGAATCACTTGGTGGGTTGAACTTGAAGAGTTCCAAGGACAACTAGTAGAAGTAACTGATTACAATGAACTGAGTGATTAACATGGGAACTAAACCAACGAGAGGCCCAGCCTCGCCTATGCCTTCTCACACGGCAATGATTGCAAACAAACTTCAAAAGGAAGACACTATGACTGTAGATAGATGCCCTAACACGGCTGCGTGGCAGGTTAGTATGATGATTAGTGGCTATCGTGAAAGCCGACGCTATATTGGCTATACTAAAAAAGAAGCAATAGCAGAGTTTGAAATGGAATTTGGCTTATGACTGAACATCGTGAAACTTACTACGAACTGCACCTCGACGGAGAGTTTGTACATAAAGGTTCTTATGAGTCGTGTCTAGAAGAGAGCTTGTATCCCTTAAATGATAACCGAACTGAAATCTACAAAGTAGTAGTCACGGAGGAGAGGATAAGATGAAAGTAGCAGTCTATTATAATCTTCACAAACACACTTTCTCTTTGCAAACAAACTTCAAAAGGAAGACACTATGAAAACCATGACATCACAAGAAGTATTTGATCAAAGTGTAGACGGCATCATTGCCCAAGGTGGGCCTTCTAAAGGTACCGACGGGGTATCCTGTATGTACCGAGGGGATAACGAAAGGTCTTGTGGTGTTGGTATTCTAATCACTGATGAAGAGTATAAGCCAGAAATGGATGACCCTGACATTGGCACTAGTGTGAGTGCTATCTTTGGCAGAGGTCTTCTCCCAAAAAGGTTAGAGGGCAATCTAGCGTTACTTACGGCTCTACAACAATGTCATGATAATATGGGAGGGGATTCAGATTGGACCCAATACCTTTGTCAGGTAAAAGAAGTAGCTGAGAGATATAACTTAATTTGGACACCGAGAGTAATAAAAGGGACAGTACTATGAAGAATAACTGGAAAAAACTAGAAGATTCTTTTGAAGAGCGAGTAGCAATACTGGAGCATGATGCGGGTTATTCCCTTTACGAAGCAGAACAACATGCGGCCCAAGGCGTCGGCTTTAAAAACAAGTCTGCACTTAAAATCCACATACAAGAACTTAAATCAAAGGGGTAAATACTATGAAAGTAGCCGTTTACTATAATCTTCACAAACACACTTTCTCTTTGCAATCACGCAACAAAGAAGACTACGGTCGGGTAATAGACCATATCGACCACGTAATCTTGAAGAACGTAAAGTTTACTGTCCGAGAGGCAGGACGCCAAAAAGTCCTAAATGAGAAAAAGAAGAACGTCCACTCTTTTGCAGTAGGTGAATTAGTAGACCGTGTGGGCTTAGATAGGGGTCCGGGAGTGGCAGTAACCTACAACCCTTATAAGTATTCAACCTTCGTGGTAAAGGATACTGAAGAACCAATAGAACAGGCTGAGTACGCGGTATTGCGTATTGGTATCAATAACAACCCAATAATCGGAGCTTACTAATATGGAAACTTTCACATATAAAATAAACAAGACAGAAACCACTAACTGGCAAGAGGCCATAGACTTATTTGAAGACGTTAAAGTTTGGACAGCGTTTTGTCCGGTTATAGTAACAAACAGTTCAGGGGTGATTGTGATGTACCTGAACGACTTCGAAGACATACAAGGGTGGTCAGAGCGACTAATGAACACCCGACTTAACGAAGAAGGTGAATTTGATGAGTACGGTAACTACGGAGAGAACAACGGAGCGCTCTCAGAGTTTAAACCAAAAAACCGTGTAGAAGCGCGTATCTACAAAGAGCTTCAAGAACAAGAGGCAGATGGCATGGGTATTGTTGAGAGCGTCTATGACAAAATCGATCTACCTCTGACAGGAGACTTGTCAGATACGACCACAGAGCTAGACTTTCACGGAAACTTCTCAGGAATGACCGCTGAAGTTAAAGACTCTATCATCAACCCTAAACATTACAAACTCTTCTCACCAGACGACTATGCTGACTACCCCAAGGGTATCGAGTATATGGATTTGTGTGATAAGGCGCTGGCTCACTTGTCGGGTGTTGAGTCTCACCTTGTAGGTCAGATTCTCAAGTATGCCCTGCGTGTGGGTAAGAAAGATGCAATGGAGCAGGATGCCACTAAGATTGAATGGTATGCTACTCGTTTAGTTAACACTGTTAAAGGAAAATAACATGCTAGACTTCAAAGAAGCAAATAGAGTGTTCTATGCTGTCAAGGGCAGCTTAATCCCCAAGGAATACTCTCAGGACGACATCTTGGAGATGTATAATTCCTATTTTAAGCGTCTCTGGGGAAACCACGAGGCACTTATTCGTGATGATAAGTTCGAAGAGATTTGGGCTAATCGACATGATGTCCTTACCGAATACCCTGATTTTATGGAAGGAGACTACTTTGATTAACTCAATAGAAGCTAAACAAGTCCGCGAGATGGCTAAGTCTTATCGCAAGATTCACCCGCTGTATACTATCGGAGTGGCAGTGTTGAAAGCATCTGAAGCTTATGAGGTCTTCCGAGACGCTGAAGCAGAGATGGTGTTTAAGACTTACAAAAAATAACTAGAAACCCTTAACTAATAAGCTAGGAAACCTTATGAAATTAGTTTTTGATATTGAAGGTAACAACCTGTTGCCCGGACTAACCACCTTCCACTGTGCTGGTGCCAGAGACGTCGATACAGACGAGGAGTATTGGTTCAAACAAGACCAACTACAAGACTTCCTTGACCTGCTAGACAAAGCAAAGGTAATCGTAGCCCATAACGCCTTTGGCTACGACATCCCTGCTCTTAACATTCTATCCAAGAAGTACTTCAACAAGCCTTGGGAACCTAAAGCCACAGTACAGTGTACTAAGGTTATGTCTCAGGTTCTGTGCTATACTCGCTTTGGCTTCGGACACTCACTTAAACAGTGGGGTATTCACTTCGGAGACCAGAAAGGGGACTACACAGGAGGCTTTGAAGAGTATAACGAAGATATGTTTGTGTACATGCAACAGGACGTCCGCCTTGGTACACGGGTATACAAAGAACTACTACGGGAAACCAAGGTAGCTATTGACCACTTCGTTTCTAAGTCTATTCTTAAAGCCTTGCGCTCTGAGATGGAGATGGACCGCATCATGGTTAAGCAGTGTCAAAACGGTTGGCTCTTCGACAAGGAGTCAGCAGAGGCTCTGATGAAGACCCTCGAAGAACGTATGAACTCTCACGAGATTTACATCAATGGCCTCCTTGGTCAAATGGTGGCGTCTCCTGATGGTTCTGTGGTAAAAGCAAGAAAGGACATCTCTGATGGAATACCAACGGAAATCCCAGCCAAGTCACCAAAGTTTACTAAAGCAGGCAAACTCGATAGTCACACTAAGCGTTGGTTTGGCATCCCTGCTGATAGTGTCCTTGGCCTCGATACCCCCGAACTCCTCCCCGTCGTGGGGCCTTATTGCCGTATTGAGTTTGTGGGGGGTGATGTCGGTAACACAAATACTGTTAAGGAATACCTTTACACAATCGGGTGGAAGCCAGATGAGTGGAACTGGAAGAAAATCGATGGAAGCTTTGTCAAAGTCTCAGCAAAACTCTCCGACAGTTCCTTGGCACCACTAGGAAAGGTAGGGGAGGTCTTATCTGAGTACTATACTCTACGTAGCCGTCATTCGGTTATGAAAGGCTGGTTCCCACATATTGATGAGAACTCACGACTACACGGTGATGTGTTTAATGTTGGAACACCTACGTTCCGTCAGACACACAAGATTATCGCTAACTTGCCCTCTGGAAAAGCTGTACTCGGCCCTGAAATCAGGAAGTTGTTTATTGCTCGTCCGGGATACAAGCTTGTTAGTGCTGACTCTGCTGGTTGCCAACTTCGGCTTCTGGCTCACTTTATGGGAGACGACAACTATACACGAGAGGTTCTTGAAGGTGACATTCACCAGAAGAACGCAGACATTCTCGGTTGTTCTCGCAATGACGCTAAGCCTTTTATCTTTGCATACCTCTATGGTGCAGGGGGTAAGAAGCTTGGGTCTATCCTCGGTGTTAGTGATAAAGAGGGCAACAAGCTAAAGAAGAAGTTTACCGCTGCGTTCCCTGCCTTGGGTGCGCTGATTGATAAGGTTAAGAACATCGTTGACCAACAGGGGTTCATTCCCGGTCTAGATGACAGACCTATTTATACGGAGTCACAGCACAAGGCACTTAACTACCTTATCCAAGGTGCTGAAGCTGTTGTTATGAAGTACACTATTATCATGGTTGAGGAAGAGCTGGCGAAGGCTGGTCTTGACCAAAGCATCTTACTATTCTACCACGACGAGGTTACTTACGAAGTTCGTGAGGACCAAGCAGAACAAGCTAAAGAAATCATTATGCGCTGTTTTGAAGAAGCACCTAAAGCTTTGGGTGTAGACATCATGACTTGCGGAGATTGTAACATTGGAGAAGACTACTATGACGTACACTAAACTTATCAACAACCACGTAATATTTGCAATTGACAACGATAAAGACCTTCATACTGTTGCCAAGTTCACCCGTTACTTAGACACTCAACGTGCGGTTAACCGGCTTCATTACGCCCCTCAAATCGGTATCGGCAGCTATCAAGAAGAGCTAGAGCAATGCTACATGATGGACTTCAATGACTACTACAAGTTTGTCGAATTAAGTGGTTACGTAGATGAGCAAAGTAGTGTTCTTGTTCTTAACCCCCGAAACCCCCGCTCTTCTACCTATCAAGGCATGCTCCATTACCCGAATGGCAAAACTGAGAATCTAGGTATCTGGACGGATGTGAGTGGAGAAGCTTGGAAGTGTCTTGAGGCTTACACAGTTATCAATGGCCGCACCTTTGCTTGCGTCTGAACAAATAAGACTTCGCATTAAACTATCTGTAGCTGCCTTTGCTTACGAGTATAAGAGCGACAGTATAATGTCTGATGCTGAGTTCGATAGGTTGTCTTACCTTGTTGATACTAGTATAGCTACTGGCAATCGCAAGCTGGATAACTTCTTTAAGAAACATTTCGAACCTGCCACAGGTATGTGGGTTCGGAAACACCCCGATAAGAAGGGGCTTGTAAACCTCTATGAGCGTTATTATAAACCAAAGGACGAAACAAATGGCTGAGAACTTCCCTACAGTTGAAGAACTAGACACACTCGTTGAGAACCTCGAACAACCGGGGGGACGTAGTCCTTGTGAGCTACAAGAAGACAGAGAAGAAGCGGCAAGTATCCTCTTGATGTTTCGTAAGGAGATAGATAGTTCTCATGCCGCGTTGTTTGGCTCAGGACTATAATAATAAGGAACTAACACAATGATGAAAGCATGGAAAAACTACAGGTGCTGGTGGGAGGCTCATGGTAGAGCTGAATGGCAATGTGATAAAACCTTTGAGGAATACATCAACGGAATGTCACTGCATGAACTTATGCAAACTCTGGAGGATTGGGAGAATAACACACAATGACTAAACTAGAAGAACGAAAGGCTGCTTACGCTGCTTATGATGCTTATGAGGGTGCTCATGCCGCTTATCATGCTTGGATTGCGTATCAAGCTGAACTCAAGAAAACACAGGGGGAACTCAAATGACAACTACCAAAACCTTCAAATGCGCTGTTAGCTCCAGCGATATCCTGACCGCATTCAAAGACAGCGACAGGCGCATATGTATTGAAATCTCAGGTGGCAGGGGATACCAAAAAAAAAACGTCCTGTTGACTAAAAAGCAAGTCAAGAAGCTGCGTAAGGTACTCAAGAAGTGCTTAAAATCCAAAGGAGAATAAGATGATACATCTGATAATATTGGTCTTCTTAGTAGGTTGGTGCGTTATGGCACTTATGCTCCTAGTCGCAATTTACGAGTACGTGTTCGTGCCGTGGCTACTTAAAAAACACTGCGTGAGATTAAAAGACAAAGGAGAACACACAATGACTAAACTAGAAGAACGAAAGGCTGCTTACGCTGCTTATCTTGAGGCTGATGCTGCTTATGCTGCTTCCTCTGAGGGCCGTGAGGCTGCCAAGGCTGAACTAGAGAAACAAGGATAACACACATGGAATGGCAACCTATTAAAAGTGCGCCGAAGAGTGCTTACACACCAATTTTGGTTTGCCAGTCTAGGAATGGCATAATCCGCACTGCTGTTTGGTCTGTAAGATATACTCATTGGAGTTGTGGACATGGACCTATGGGATTTATTGCAGAAGTGACCCACTGGATGCCGCTACCTGACCCACCAGCAGAGGATAACACACAATGTACGACCTAATACTGACAGCAGCTTTCGTAGGCACTGAACCCCTACTACTTGAAACAGGTCTTTCACTTGCTCACTGCAATGCATTGCTTGCTGAACTCTACGACATTGCAGCCAAGACGCCTCTGGTCACTATTGCCTGCGTAGTACCCCTATAACCCCACGTCTTGAAAGGACATACTATGAAATCTAATCTAATGACATTCGCAATCGCAGTGGTTTTCCTCTTAGCCCTTGCTGCCGCAGCATCCGCGTAGCACACCATAAATAACAAACGTCCCGAAAGGACACACAATGACTAAACTAGGAGAACTAAGGGCTGCTGCTGATGTCCCTTATGCTGCTGCTGTTGGCTATGAGGAAGCTGCTGCTGCTTGTGCTGCTTTTGCTTCTCGTGATGCGGTTAGTGCTGCTGCTGCTGCCCTTGAGGCTGCTTATGATGCTGCTTATGATGCTGGTGCTGCTTATGATGCTGCTCATGATGCTCGTGATGCTGCTGATGCTGCTTATGCTGCCGCTTATGCTGAACTAGAGAAAACAAAGGAACAAACAAATGAGCTATGAAGAAATCAAAATCTCAGGTTGGTATGAATCAGAAGAAGGTGTAGCCCTTATTGAAATAAAGGGAGCCTTAGATTATAACGACTTGGCTAAAAAACTCCTCGACGCGTATGGCTACGACATAGTTGGCGTAGATATGGAGTTAGACGGAGAATACACTGACGGCTCTATTGTTAATGACATGGTCGTAATACTTGAACTAGACCGTGTTGGAGAAACACTATGACTAAGCTAAAAGAACTACAGGCTGCTTGGGATGCTGCTGAAGTTGCTTATGATGCTGCTTATGCTGCTGCTTATGATGCTGCTGCTGATGCTTATGATGCTGCTTATTATGCTTCTAATGCTGCTTATTATGCTTCTAATGCTGCTTATTATGCTTATAAAATTGAACTAGACCGTATTGGAGAAACACTATGACTAAACTAGAAGAATTAAAGGCTGCTTATGCTGCTTATGCTGCTGAGACTGCTGCTTATGTTGCTGCTCGTGATGCTTATGTTGCTACTTATGATGATGTTCTTGATGCTGCTGATGCTGCTTATGATGCCTACCAAGCTGAACTCAAGAAAACACAGGAGAACACACAATGAAAATACGTACAGCAAAGAATATGCCTAAGTACAAAGGTTGGGCGTATGACCCAGATATAAACTTATACATCCGAGCTACTGATGGGTTAGCTGGGTCACCAACCTACATGAGCTTAACATTCCCAAAACAGAAAGAAGGTTAACACAAAATGACTAAACTAGAAGAACTAAAGGCTGCTGCTTATGATGCTGCTTATGCTGCTTATTATGATGCTGCTTATGTGGCTGCTCTTGATGCTGATGCTGCTTATGTGGCTGCTAGGGATGCTTACCAAGCTGAACTAAAGAAAACAAAGGAGAACACAAAATGACTAAGTTAGAAGAACTAAAGGCTGCTGCTTATACTGCTGCTTATGCTGCTTATGATGCTGCTTATGATGCTGCTTATGTGGCTGCTCTTGATGCTGATGCTGCTTATGTGGCTGCTCTTGATGCTGCTCGTGCTGTTGCTCTTGATGCTGCTAGGGATGCTTACCAAGCTGAACTCAAGAAAACAAAGGAGAACACACAATGACTAAGTTAGAAGAACTAAAGGCTGCTAAGGGTGCTGCTTATGATGCTTCTGATGCTGTTGATGCTGCTTGGGATGCTGTTTATGCTGCTGAAGTTGCTTATGATGCTGTTGATGCTGCTTGGGATGCTGTTTATGCTGCTGCGCGTGATGCTCTTGGTGCTGCCCATGATGATGTTATAGCTGCTCGGAAGCTTGCTGATGCTGCTTGGGATGCTGTTTATGCTGCTGAAGTTGCTTATGATGCTTATATGGCTGAACTAAAGTAAACAAAGGAAACACAATGACTAAGTTAGAAGAACTAAAGGCTGCTTGTATTGCTGCTGAGGCTGCTGAACTTGCTGCTTGCAATGCTACTTGTGAGGCTCACAATGTTTATTATGCTGAACTCACAAAGCATAGACAGGAGAACTCGAATGACAACTAAACTAGAAGAGCTGAAGGCTGCTTGGGATGCTGCTGAAGTTGCTTATGTTGCGGTTGATGCTGCTTGGGATGCTGTTTATGCTGCTGCCCGTGAGGCTGCTTATGATGCTGAGACTGCTGTTGGCTATGAGGAAGCTGCTGATGCTGCCCACGATGATGCTTATGCTGCTGCTGATGCTGCTTATTATGCTTATAAAATTGAACTAGACCGTATTGGAGAAACACTATGACTGCAACAGTATCAGCTAAAACTATCATCGACAAAGCCTTCTCTCGTTTGTTCTTTGAACTTACGTTTGCAGATATCGAAGTATGCAACCACACCGCAGACCTTCTGGCCGAGTTAGAAGGCACTATGTTAGAGCTTTCTGAAAGCACTAGCACTACGGAGATGGAGTTATTCCTCGAAGACTCCCATGAAGAGGGTTTCCAAGAAGGTGTACAAATAGCACAACAGGACGCATTTGATGATGGCTTCCAAGAAGGTTATGACCAAGCAATTGCAGATTATGACGGGGGGGAAGTAATATGAAAAGTTACCTATTCAAGGTTGGCCTAGCTATGTCTATGCTACTAAATGTACTTCTTGGGGGCGATGTGGGTCAAACCTTCTCAGCTCGCAACCACGAGGCTAAGCGCAATAAGAAAATAAATATCGCTCGCTTTATTGACAAGTTGTTTGGCAAGGACCACTGTATAGAATGTTGGGCGCACTGGAAAGTACGCAAGTGGTAATATAGGAGAAGTTATGTTTACTGTAGAACACGAATTTGATAGTACACTAATCACTACGCTAGACCAAAAAGGAGAACAAGAAGACGTAGAAGTACACCTTGATGAAGAGTCTGTATTCTTTCGTCAGTGGAGCGAGGAAATCCAAGGCTATGACTTAATTGAAATGTCGATGCAACAACTAAAAGATATTGTATCGGCGATAGACTCACCTGAAGGGGCTTACTATGCGAAATGAAGTATACGAAGAGCTGGCAATCAGTTTCTTTACACCGGGCCACCGTAACCACGAGGAGCTAGCAAAGGGCCTCAAAGAAGAGGTCTACGAAGTTTTAGAGGCAGAGGCTACCGGGACTCGCTCAGATCTACTAGACGAGCTAGGAGACGTCCTCTGGTATATCACTGTCATGGCTGTAGGTGAAGGCAGTAGCCTGACTGAGCTTATGGAAATCAACCGTGACAAACTAACAGAACGTGAACTCTATGGTAAGTGAAGTGGGTAGAGAAGCCTATAAAAATAAGGACTAAAAATACTTGACCCTTATGACCTACCACCCCTGTCTGGGGTTAATTAAAGGAATATTACTATGACTATGGCTATCATTGATGGTGATGTATTGGTATACATGGCTATCTGGAAGAGTGAATCACTAGAAGAAGCAAAGACTAAGTTCCAAGGACTCTTAGATGATGTTCTTAATAGCTTGTTTACTAAAGACTACGTTATGGCCATCGGTGGCCCTGACAACTTTCGATTGGACCTGTTCCCTGAATATAAGGGGAATCGGAAGAAAGCCAAAGACACTAGACCTGAGTGGTTTGATGACTTGAAGTCTTGGGCTAGTAAACTGGAAGGCTCTGTAGAGTCTGATAACTGTGAAGCTGATGACCTAGTACGTGTATGGGCTTTGGAATGTAATGCAGCAGGTATTAACTGTGCTGTTGTTTCTGTCGATAAAGACTTACATTGTATTGTAGGTACCCACTATAACCCACGAACAAAGAAGATTTACCAGATTGATGAAGAGTATGCAGGTCGGTTCTACTGGCAGCAAGTACTAACAGGGGATAGTGTTGACGCCATACCGGGCTTGTGGAAGGTTGGACCTGTCAAAGCTAAGGCTATGCTGAAAGGAGCAGTCACTTCTAAAGAAATGCGAGATGTTGCATGCAGAGCTTATCATGACGCTTACGGCGATGAGGGTTATGCTTACTTGATTGCTAATGGCCGATTGATACACATCTGGCGTCACGTTAATGACTATTTTAAAATTCGGAAGGAAGTCTATGAATCTGCAATTGCTTGAATCAATGATGGAACATGCGGTTGACGAGGATGAGTGGGGGCATTGGAAGACGATGCCCTACCTTACTGATGTTGACCCTATGAAGTCATACGGTTTTGTTTATGTAATCCGTAACAAAACAAACAACAAACTTTACATTGGAAGGAAGAACACACGACACTTCGGTAAGAAGTCAAGTAAAAACTATGGTAAGGAAACTAACTGGAAACGTTATGCAGGTAGTTCAAAGCACGTCACCGAAGATATAAAGATATTCGGCAAAGATAATTTTGAATTTATTCTCTTGGAGTTTTATAACACACGAGGTGGTTTGAACTACGCTGAAATAGCCTTCCAGATTAAATGTGATGTCATGACTGCTAAATTACCAGATGGTGAACGCCAGTTCTACAACGGTCAAGTTGGGGCTGTGCGATGGATTCCTAAAGAGACGCGAGACTTCTCAGAAAGAACCCGACAACTCATGTCAGAGGCTAAGAAAGGCAAGCCTGCTAACAACCCTAATTTGTGTGATAATCTTATCCCCGGAGGTATAGACGCTTACGCAGGTTGGAACTCTAAGCGTATTCAAATTAACAAAGGGGATAGTGAAATCATCTTCAACGACACTAAAGACGCGGCCAAGTTTGTAGGCTGTGCTCACGATTCGGTAGCAAGAGTTGCCAGAGGTGAGAAGAAAACTATATATGGCTGGGAGGCGAAATATCTATGATGAAAAGCGTTGCGATGGGAAGTTATCTTCTCGCCTTGGCTTGTTTAGTTATGGGCTTGTTTGGGCTACTTGGATTCATTGAATTTGAGCTACTAGCAAGCTTGTTACTGTATTTTGTATTAAAGGAAGTCTCTGATTTCTGCGCAAGCCTTTACTACGAAAACTCAGAGGAGTAAGTTATGGGTCGAATAGTTACTAAGAATCAACCTTGTGATGACTGCGGTGGCTCCGACCCTCTTCAAATCTATGATGATGGTTCTACCTTCTGCTTCTCTTGCAGGAAATCACACAAAGCAAAAGGAGATTATGTTAAGCCTATGAATAACGACTCAGGATTCGAACCCGTTGAAAACTCATGGGGGCCAAGTCTCCGTGAAGTATCTGAGGACTACCCTATTCGGGGTTTCCGTGAACGAAACATTAACAAAACCGTAACCGAGTATTATGGTGTTAAGGTGTCTTATGACATTGATGGCGCTATTGACACCCACTACTACCCTTACCACAAGGAAGGTGAACTAACAGGTTATAAAGTACGACAGCTTCCTAAAGATTTTAAAGCCAATGTAGGCAAAGTAAACGGCGGTCTCTTCGGACAGCACCTGTTTAACGGTGGTAAACGCTTAGTGATTACTGAAGGCGAGCTAGACACTCTGGCTGTTGCCTCAGCTTGGCACAAACGTTATGATACCTTCTATCCTGTTGTTTCTGTTCGCTCTGCTACTTCTTTAAAAGACTTAGTAGAGGAACGTGATTGGATTCGTAACTTCGATGAGGTTATTATCTGGTTTGATAGCGATGCCCCCGGCCAAGAAGCTATGAAAGAAGCAGCACGTATCATCGGTTATGACAAGGTTAAGATTGCTAAAACACCCGACAAGGATGCTAGTGACACTTGGGTTAAAGACCCCGACAAAGTGCTTAAGGCTATCTATGATGCTTGTGACTACACCCCTGCAGGTATCTTGGGTAAAGATGAACTGTGGGAACAGCTAATCACCTACAACTCCCTTGAGTCTGTCCCTTATCCCCCTTTCATGGATGGTTTGAATGACAAGCTCAAAGGTATGCGCTTCGGTGAAATTACCTTGTGGACTTCAGGTACTGGTTCAGGTAAGTCTACGCTGCTACGCGAGATTGCCTTCCACCTGTTAGACACTACACCTGATAAGATTGGCATCATCTCTCTAGAAGAATCACCAGCAGAAACAGCTCGTAAGATGTCAGGAATGGCCCTTAACCGTAACACCGCAGCAGAGGAGATTCCACTTGAAGAACTCAAAGAAGGCTACGACAAAGTTTTCGGCGATGATAGAGTACTTGTTCTCGACCATCAAGGCAGCATCTCCGACGGTTCTATCATGGACTTTCTGGAGTATATGTGCCTTAGTGGGGCTAAGTATCTCTTTGTTGACCACATTACAATCTTGGCTTCGGAAGGTGCAGAAGGACTTACCGGAAACGAAGCAATAGATTTAATTATGAACCAGCTACTACGCATGGCTAAGAAGCACAATGTCTGGATTGGCCTTATCAGTCACTTACGTAAGACAGACAACAAAGGTAAATCTTTCGAAGAAGGCAAGCTTCCTTCTATGGATGATATTCGTGGTTCAGGTTCAATCAAACAAATCAGTAATGACATCATTGCTTTTGCAAGAGACGTGGGGAACGCTGATGAACTTAAAAGAAACACGATTAAAACAAAAGTCCTCAAATGTCGTTATACTGGTCTTACAGGCCCATCAGGAGCACTGCTTTATAACTTTTCAACTGGAAGACTCAATAAGGGGCAAGACTACGACGACGAAGCAACGAGCCAAGGCTCTGGACAATTTATGAGGGTTTAATATGACAGAACAAGAAGCCATCCTAATAAGTATTATCCTCAACATGGCAATAGACGGGAAGTGTGACTTAACACAGTTATCACCTCACGTTGCTGGTTTTATTGAAGGTACGATAGAGGACTACGAAGAAGACCCTGAAGAAAACGAAGTACTGTACTGGTACGCACACACGGTACTTGAGCCTCTACCAAAAAGGAAACTACATTAATCAAGGGTTAACCTAATAGGAGAGACCTATGGACTACAGGATTATGCAAAAAGGGCAGCAAGTCGCCTTCTCTAACTCTTTCCATGAAATCTACAACTATGCTATCCAATACCGTAGAGACGGTGAGTTGACTGTTGAAATACTCCTCGAAGAGGGGTGGGTTTTAATGAAAAAATCTTATAGAATACAAGGGGGTAGCTATGAGTAGTATTTTTGAAACACGAAAGAGGCCTGAGTTAGGCATAGATAATATTATAGTAATCGATTGTGGTGCAGGGGGTCGCTTCGAATGTTCTAGCACTAAGGAAGCTAACGAAGTTATTGAGCAGGCTAATATGAAAGGCTGTGGTTTCAGTATATCTGTGGAAGACCTCCCTGAGAGAAGTTTAATGGAACAGAAAATAGCTGCATTAGACCTTGCAAAACAGAGAATGCTTGACGCAGAGGTTGAGCTTGCTCTTGCCAGTGAAGAATACTTTGAAGAGCTAAATAGAAAGAAACAAAAATGACTAAAACACTAATAGATGAAATTTCTGATGCAGACTGGAACGACCCTAGTGTAGCAGATTGGAATATAACTGTAGGAGAAACAAAAATGACTAAAACAACAATTGACGATATCGACCCTAAGTTCCACAAAGCTTGGCACTATGCTAACGACTTTATGGCGACAGCTATTAAGAGCGAGAAGCACTGTGAGATTTTCCTTGAAGGGACTGATCGGTCAACTGAAGAAAAAGAATTCTTGCTTTGGGCTTGGGTTCTGATTACAACAGGCCAAGATACTATTATCCGAGATGGAGTCATCTATACTTGTTATGATGATGAGGATGACATCGAGAACGATGACTACTATGAAGATATCGAAGACCTGCTACACGAAGAAGAAACAAACAAAGAAACAAAGGACTAATTACATGAACAATTACGAAAGCTTCATTCATCTTAGCCGTTACTCCCGTTTTCTAGAGGCCCTTGGTCGTCGTGAAACGTGGAGCGAAACCGTTGATAGATTGATTGGTTTCTGGAAAGAAGAAGTAAGCCATAACGTACTCACTGACGAAGAGTTTGAGATGCTCCATGATGCTGTCCGCAACCGTGAAGTAATGCCTTCGATGCGTGCTATGTGGGCAGCGGGAGATGCTTTGCGTCAAAACCCGTTTCGAGGCTACAACTGTAGCTTTACTGATGTTGACCACATCCGAGTGTTCGACGAAATCCTCTACATCCTCATGTCAGGTACTGGCGTAGGCTTCGGAGCACAACAAATTACAGGTAACAAACTCCCTATTGTTAATGACACTTTCAACCTCTCTGAACGAACAATCCAAATTGAAGACTCTTCAGAAGGCTGGTCAAAGGCCCTGCGTAAGCTGATTGCAGAACTATACCTTGGAAACATGCACCAGTGGGACTACAGTAAGATTCGACCTGAAGGTGCTCGCCTAAAGACTATGGGTGGTCGGGCTTCTGGTCCAGCACCACTGCAAGACCTTATGTCCTTTGTAACAGCTATCTTTAAGAAGGCAGCGGGTCGTAAACTAACTCCACAGGAAATCCACGACATTATTTGTAAGATTGCTGAAGTAGTAGTAGTAGGCGGTGTCCGTCGCTCTGCACTCATCTCTCTGTCAGACCTTGGAGACCCTGAACTACGTGACTGTAAGTCTGGTCGTTGGTGGGAAACTGCTTCACACCGTGCCTTGGCTAACAACTCCGCAGCCTACGACTCTAAGCCGTCTATGATGGTGTTTATGGATGAGTGGACTGCTCTAATGAAATCAGGTTCTGGTGAACGTGGTATCTTTAACCGTGCTGGCGCTCGTGCCTTTGCACCTAAACGTCGTAACGCTGACTTGCTGCGGGGAACAAATCCTTGTGCAGAAATCCAACTACGTTCCAATCAGCTATGTAACCTTTCAGAGGTAGTCTGCCGTGTTGATGACACGGAAGAAGACCTAAAGCGTAAAGTCAAGCTGGCTACTATCTTGGGAACACTACAAGCTTCTCTGACGGAGTTTAAGTATGTTCGTAAGATTTGGCAGAAGAACTGTGAAGAAGAGCGCCTACTCGGTGTGTCCTTGACAGGTATTCAAGACTGTAAGATTCTACGTAACCCAGACCCAAAGATGCTAGAGAGGCTACGCGACTATGCTGGAGAGGTTAATGTTGCATACGCAGCCAAGCTTAACATCAACCCCGCTACTGCTATTACTACTATCAAGCCCAGTGGCACTGTATCTCAGCTTGTTGATTCTAGCTCAGGTATACACGGTCGATTCTCACCCTACTACATTAGAACCGTCCGTCAAGCCAACAACGACCCACTAACAGAAATGCTCAAAGCACAAGGTGTCCCTAACGAGCCTGATGAGATGAACCCTCATAAGACAACTATCTTCTCGTTCCCTATCAAGTCACCAGCAGGTGCTACCTTGGCTAACGAGCAGACAGCTATCGAACAACTAGAGAACTGGTTAATCTTCCAGAAGCATTGGTCAGAACATTCTGTGAGTGTTACTGTCTATGTTAAGGAAGATGAGTGGATGACAGTCGGTGACTGGGTCTATCAGAACTTTGACCACATCACGGGTGTAAGCTTCTTGCCTTATTCTGAGCACACTTACGCGCAGGCACCTTACCAACCTTGTACTAGGAAAGAATTTGATGCTGCTGTAGCTGCTATGCCAACAGTAGACTTCTCTAAACTTTCCGAGTATGAATTCGAAGACAATACTGAAGGAAGTCAAACATTGGCCTGTACTGGTGGTGCTTGTGAAATACTTTAATTTAAATCATATTTAGGAGAATCAAAATGACGTTACTAGCACAATTGTTCGGAATTACTCTGGGCTTGTTTATCCGTTTCGGTATCTTTGTAGCAAGTGTTTATCTTGCTATTGAAGCCCTTAAATTGTTTGGAGTAGCTACATAATGCCTTATATCACCCCACAAGACCGTGTTCAAATAGATGAACAGATTAGTCATGTCACGCCTCAAGATGGTGGTGAACTGCAATACATGATTGCAACGTTAATTCAGAACTACTACGATAATGCTTGTCGGGGCTCTCACCCTCGTTATGCTGATATGGAAATGATGATGGGAGCGCTCAACGGCGCTTCCCTCGAACATTATCGGTGTGTTGTAGCACCCTATGAAGACCACAAAATGGAACAGAATGGAGGAGTTTATAATGTCAAACGTGGTAACGCTTACTAACTTCAAAACTAAAAAAGAACTGGAAGAAAGGGCATCACACGACATCTCTTCAGATGAGGGCTATATGTATGATGCCCTAGACCGGGTACTAGATACCTGCGATGAACTAGCTGATGTGGCTCTTGTCATCTTGATGATTGACGGCACTATGGTGTCTGGTGCCACTGATAATGATAAACAATTTTTAATGGATCTGATTGCTATGGCAACAGAGGAACTTGAAGGATTAGAAGAATGACAAATGTAACTCAAGAACTAGAATTTACTCTAGCAGATGCCCTTGAAGCAGCTTTCGAAGACTTTATTGAAGAGTATGAAATGGACACCTCTTCAAGCATCGAAGATATGCTCTATGAGTTCTTTGCGGAAGGGTTTATGTTGGCTTTCAATAACGAAGAAGAAGAAAACGAGGAGTAGAATCATTGTATATTATTCTTGGAAGACCTAACTGTACTTACTGTGATAAAGCAAAGGAACTCCTAGATAAGAAGGGTAAAGACTACCGCTACATTAATGTGCTAGGGGAGGAGAATGAGGTGTTCTTAAGTTTATTGAAAGACAATAACATCACTGCTGTTCCTCAAGTGTTTGAGCTACTAGGTGGCTTCACTGAACTACTGGAGACACTAAATGACAACTAACACACCCCCTGGGGGAGAACCCCAGAAGTCTACTGATAACCCTAAACGAGGTCGTGGACGCCCCAAGGGGTCTTCTGATGAGAAGGTCACTAAGATTAAACTCAAACCCCGCCCAGACACAGCTAAAGAGTACTTCAAGAAAGAGTACCGTAACTTAGATGTTATTGCTGTTTATGGGGTAGACGTCTTCACAGAAGAACTCATCAAGTACCTCTGGAAGGATATGACTAAAGAGTTCGTGGTAACAGACCCTGTAGAACAGAGGTTGTCTAACTTAACTCGTAGTATCGGTAACTTGCCTTACTCTATTTATCGTTATCAACAGGTACACCACGTAGGGTTCATTGAAGAAGGCTTCCACCCCGTTGTGGTAGTAGCTGAGAAGTACTGGGAAGAAGTCTCTAAGCTACCTAACCCAGAAAAAGTAGAACTGGTGTGCTTATCACACTGGCAGCGGTGATTACCCCCGCCTTTATAAGGTGATTACATCACCACACCGCATAACCCCTCCCAACATCTCTGCTGACTCCTTCAAGTACTCGCAAGAGTGCTCGTTGGGGTTGGTGGGGGTGTTGGGGGGGTTACTACCTATTTTTTTTTTTGCATGGCTCTTATAAGGTGATTACATCTATAAGGTGATTACATCACCGCACCGCCTTATTTATATCAAAAAATAAATACTTGACCCTTATGATAATAACCACTGGGGAGGGGGATTATGGGGGTGGGTAAAAGAATTATTATGCCTGCGGTAGCTTTCTGGAACAGTACTAACAAATAAGTTTTGTTTTTGTTTCTTAATAAGAAAGATTCGAGGTCTAAAGAATTCCTTTATTTCTAAATGTTTCTAAATGTATCTTAAGCTATGTCTTTAGATAGGGCCAACTTGGTCGTATATGCTCTCTGGGAAATAGTTCCGGAGTGGTCTTATAATAGATTGTTGTTACTTTTCTTTGTGTTAACTGGTTAAAACCCATAACTCGATGATGATTAACAACTTTTAAAACAACTGAAAGTCAATCTTCAACACTTCCAAAACAGAAAGGAAGAAAGTATGTCAAGACTCGACAACCGAAAGAATAAGAACGGCGGAAAACGTGAAGGCGCTGGACGCCCTACAGGCTCTAAAAACATTAACTCTAACGCTGCTGTTAAGAAGCTTGAAGAGATTGGCTTCGACCCTATTGAAGAGATGGTATCACAGTTTAGAGCTATTGAAGAAGCTTTAGCCTCTGGTCAAATCCGCATTGGCTCTGGCGCTTATGCTCAACTAATTGCCACTAAGGGTCAACTCATTAACAACCTTATGGCTTATGGCTATAAGAAGGTTCCTGAGAAGATGGAACAAGAGATCACTACTACAGCCCCTATGGCTATTAAGCTTACTATGCCTAAGGCTCGACAGAGTCTCGATAATAAGAAGGATGTTAAAGATGGCTGATAAAGACTCACGCTTAACTCGTGCTGGTGTTAGTGGTTTTAACAAACCCAAGGCAACCCCCGGGCATAAGACTAAGAGCCATGTTGTTGTTGCTAAAGTGGGCTCAACCATCAAGACCATCCGTTTTGGTAAACAAGGCGCTGTTGGTTCTGCTGATGGCTCTAAACGTAACAAAAACTTTAAAGCCCGACACGCTACTAACATTGCCAAGGGTAAGATGAGTGCTGCATACTGGGCTAATAAAGTGAAATGGTAATAAGGAATCAAAGCAATGGCTATTAAACGTAAACCAGCTCCCAAAGGCTCACACTACATGCCTAACGGAAAGCTGATGAAAGACTCTGCTATGAAGAAGACAACAACAAAGAAGAAGCCTAAAAAGAAACTGGGTTATTGAGAATGTTTAAGTATATTATGAATCGTTTAGACCTCTGCGCTAAGAAGCGTATCCCCAACCTATATAGCAAATTTAAATCTAAATAAATAACATATAACAGTATTGAGAATATTATGAATGAAGTAACCCTCCACGAAGGACAGTCTAAAGTCATCTCTGACATCTTTATGGAGGATGACGTGCGCTATGCTGTGGTTAACGCTTCCCGTGGTTTTGGTAAGAGCTATCTAGCTGCGTGTGCTGCCGCTATAGCTGTTCAAGAGCTGATAGAACTACCAGACGATGTGCCTAACAAGAATGTTGCTATCATAGCTCCGACTTATCAACAAGCTATTGACATCTATTTCCCTTTACTAGCCTATCAGCTAGGCATGGAAGCTCACGCTATTAAGTCCTCTAGAGTAGCTGGCACCTTCTGGTTCCCTAAGAACGTTATTCTTAAGATTTGGTCTTATGAAGCCTCTGAGCGTATGCGTGGTAGTGGTCAATACTTTGTTGTAGCCGATGAGGTATGCTCTTGGAAGGGTGCTGGTTCTAGCCTTAAGGAGTCTTGGGAGTCTGTTATTCAGCCTTGTATTGCTACTCGTTGGTCTCCCCAGAACGCTAAGAAGTATGGTGCTAAACCCGGTAAAGCCCTTATCATCTCTACGCCTATGGGCTACAACTACTTTTACGACATGTATAACCGTCAAGATAGTGATAACCACTGGAAGTCTTATACCTATACCTATACAGACTCTCCCTATCTAGACCCTGAAGAAATTGAGCGAGTTAAGCTAACGCTGGACCCTCTGAAATTTGCTAGAGAATACTCTGCCTCCTTTGAGGACTCTGGCAATACCGTGTTCTATACGTTTAATCGTAAAGAGCATATCGACAAGAACTTACCCTACTTCGACGCAGGTGAGGATGTACATATTGCTATTGACTTTAACGTCGGCATTATGGCTTCTTGTGCTTTTGCTTTAAGGGGTAACCAAATCCACATCCTTGATGAGTTCCAAGGACACCCCGACACCGAGACTCTAGCTAAGGCCCTAGCCTCTAAGTATGCTGGTCATAGGATTATTTCGTACCCTGACCCCAGTGGTCGTGCTAGGAAGTCTTCCGCTGCTGTCGGACAAACGGATTTTACTATCTTAACCGCTAACAAGATAGCTACAAGGGCTCACAACAAGGCACCCCCTATCATTGATAGTGTTGCTGCTGTTAACAAGAAATTCAAGAATGCTAATGGGGATATCGACATGTATATCCATCCACGTTGTTCGAATACTATTAAGTCTATTGAACGTACCGCATGGGTAGAGAGTAACCCCGACACAGCCACCATCTGTAAGAAAGAGGGTGTTGAGCACTGGACCGATGGTCTACGTTATGCTGTGGAGTATTTATTCCCTGTGCGGGGCGGTACTAAAGTAACAACTAAAGGCTTTGGATTCTGATGAACCAAGTCTAACAACAAGGAATACAATAATGGCAATCCGTAAAAAGATTAAGAAAGCTAAAAAAGAGTTTAAGCGTACATACAACCGCAACAAGAATGTCGGTAAAACAGCCCGTAGGGACGCTGTTGTAGGCGGCCTTGCTGGTGCAGCTATCGGTGCTACAGGTGGTGGTGCACTTGCTGCCGCAGGTATCGGTGTAGGTATCGGTGCTTACCGAAAGCGTAATCGCACTGCTGCGTCCAACGCTGGTGCCAAGGCAGGTGCTGCTGCACGTAAAATCGGTAAAGCTAAAGCAGGTGCTTACAAGATGACTGCTAAACATAAAGCTGCCATCTCTGCTGCTCTTAAAGGTAAGAAGCGCAAGTAACATTAAGGCATCCCCTTTCATCGGGGGGTGTTTATAATGCTACTATAAGAATTATCCCGGACAACCCAAACAAAAGGACCATAACAATGGCAATACTCAACGAACACTTCAACTCTGGCTTAGCCACTCCTGCACGCCGTGTCGCAGTAATAACTCCTAGTGACGCTACCTCTTTGGCTTTCCGTGCTTTGACAGTATACGTTACTGTTGGTGGTACTATTAAGTTTGACACCATCGGAGATGACACAGTCACTATGACCGTGCCTGACTACTATGAAATCCCAGCACAGATTACTAAAATCTATGCAACAGGAACGACTGCCACTGGCATCGTAGCATACGGATAATCATTATGGCAAATTCACTAGGAGTAAGTTTAACACGGAGGAAGCGCAATAAGCTAGTAACTATTTTATTAAACGGTACTAGTGAAAAGGCCATTCTCATTGCTGACCCGAAGTTAGCCTTTAAATTTAAAACAAACACATACACAACAGGTGGAGCCAATACTACGTTCTCCTCTGCTATGACTCACACAGCTGCTTCCAATGCAACTATGGTTGATAGTGATGGCTTGCTGAAGTGGCGTCCGCATAACAACATCTCGAAATCAAACAGCTTTGATACGTGGAACAAAACCTCCACCACTGTTGTTGCTAATAACGCTGTCGGCCCCAACGGTATAGCTAACACAGCCGACACAGTTAACTTCACTACTACAACCTCAAACATTTACAACTTGTCCACAGTCGCTGTTACTCAAGGAGAAAAGATAACTTTTGCCGCATGGGTACGCAGTGACACCATAACTTCTCTGACGATATGCCTAAATGGTAGGACACAGACACCAAACAACACCCCCTTTGCCAATCGAGATGTAACCCCCACTTGGACGTTAGTTACATATGAAGCTAGTGTTCAAGCTAGTGACACTGGACTGTTCTTTGTATTTGGGCATATGCAACCTAACAATGTAAACACCCAAATCGGTGCTTTGGAGATGTATGGCGCACACATGTACCGCAGTGACCTCGGTGGTATGGTTAACAACTCA